AATGCCAATAAGAAATATGTTAGCAATAGTATCAGCAGTTGCTATTGGTGTATGGGCATACTTTGGAGTTATAGAAAGATTAAACAAATTAGAAACTGCAGATCATCTTTTTAGTGCAGACCTTTTAAAAAAAGCAGAACAAGAGCCAAAGAATCTAGAAATGTTTATGCTTATAGAACATTTAGCATCACAGATAGAATCAATAGAAAAAGAAATAGAGGCATCAAGATATAACAAAGTAAATATAGATCATTTAAAAGAACAGATGTTAGCTATGCAAAAGATAATAGATAAACTTAGAAATGGAAACCACCAATGATTGAAACTGTCTTTGCTTTACTTTTAATAATAGACCACGAAATTAAGGAACACAGAATACAAGATAGTTTAAGTGCATGCCTTAAAGGTAAAAGGGTCGCAGAAAGACAATTAAAAGCAAATACAAATGTATCTTATAAATGTATTAAATCAGAAGCAGAAGTAGAAATATACATGGGAGAAAAGTCAATTAAAAAACTAATATTAAAATGAATAAAATAGACATAGTAAAAAAACTTGCAGAAGATAAAACATTTGAAAATGAAATAAAGCATAAAGGCAATAATGATTTAGATGTTAAAATTAAAATTTTAGAAAAAGAAATTGATACATTAAAAGCAGTGATTGATTTAAAAGAAGTAGAATTAAGTTCTAAAAATGATATTATTGACGAAGTTAAAAAGGATAATAAAAAACTTGCAAAGCAAGTAGAAGATTTAAAAAAGGAAGCAAAGGATATGTTATTATATCCGTAATTATGAGTATTAAATATGATAGATTGGTTTGTAGAGAAAATAGGCAAAATTGCCAGAAATATATTTCATTGGTCTTGGAGATTCCAAGTACACAGAAAATATTACAGAAAGAAAAAGTAAATGGAGTTTATGTTAACAATGATTATGTGTGCATATGTTGAGGGTAAATCAACCTGTATGCAACCTTATACGATTAATGAAATATATAAAGATAGTTACAGTTGTATGCTTTCAGGCTATACAAAATCATACGATAAAATAGTTGAACTAGGTAAGGAAGATGTTAATAAATATAATATATTTATAAAGTTTGGCTGTAGTGAAAATAAATTTAACAAAACCTCAATATCAGGTAAGTAATTCAAAAAAAAGATTTAGAGTTTTAGTATCAGGCAGAAGATTTGGTAAAACATATTTATGCATTACTGAAATGATGAAGTATGCTACAAAAGTAAATAAAAATATATGGTATGTAGCACCTACATTTAAAATGGCTAGAGAAATAGTATGGTTAAAATTAAAGTCAATGCTATCTGATTTTAATTGGATTGATAGTATTAACGAAACAAATTTATCTATTAAAGTAAAAAAAACAGGAAGTATTATTTCATTAAAAGGTTGTGAAAACTATGACTCACTAAGAGGTGTAGGACTTGACTTTTTAATTCTTGACGAGTTTGCTGACATTGATGAAAAGGCATGGACAGAAGTTTTAAGAGCATCAATTGCAGATACACAAGGCGATGTTTTAATGTGTGGGTCGCCTAAAGGCTTTGGTAACTGGAGTTATAGAATGTACGAAAAAGGCAAAAGGGAAAGTGAGTGGGATAGCTTTCAATTTACTACATTACAAGGTGGAATAGTACCAGCAGAAGAAATAGAACAAGCTAAACAAGATGTAGATATTAGAACTTTTAGACAGGAGTTTGAGGGTACTTTTGAAAATTATGCTGGTGCTGTTTATTACAATTTTCATGCTATTGATAATGTAAAAGAAAAAGAAATAGACTGGTCAAAACCTTTACACATCGGATTAGACTTTAATGTCGATCCAATGAGTGCTTGTGTTGCACAAATTGATAGAGACAAAATACACTTTGTTGATGAGATAGTAATTTACTCAAGTAATACTGATGAAATGGTACAAGAAATCAGAGATAGGTATGGTACTAAAAATAGAATTTTTGTTTATCCTGATCCAGCTTGTCGTCAAAGAAAAACTTCTGCTGGTGGAAGAACTGATTTAACCATTTTACAAAATGCTGGGTTTAGTGTTAAATGTAAATTAAAACATAGTCCAATAAGAGATAGAGTTAATGCAGTCAATTCAAGATTAAAGTCAGCTGATGGTAAGAGGTATATTTTTATCTCGCCATCTTGCAAAATTATGATAAAAGGGTTACAAAGACAAATATACAAGGAAAACACAAATATTCCTGATAAGGAAGAAGGCTACGATCATATGAATGACGCAATTGGATATATCACTGAAATTGTAAAACCTTTAATAACAACTCCTCGTAATTTTAAACCTCAAAGATGGAATATAAAACAAAGATAGTATGGCATACACAAGAGAAAAAGCATTAGAACTACATAAAGACTATCAAGAAACTGTTAACAATTGGCAGTATTTTGTTCGTAGCTACAACGGAGGATATGATTATACAATTGGTCAATATCTTAACAGATACAATTTAGAACTTGATAATGAGTTTAATCAAAGACTCGCTAATACTCCTTGCGATAATCATTGTAAAAATATTATACAAATTTATTCATCATTTTTATTTAGAGTTAAAGCGAGTAGAGACTTTGGTGATATGCAAGATGAAGCTAGTTTAGAATCGTTCTTAAAAGATGCAGATTTAGAGGGTAATAGTTTTACAACAGTTATGAAACAAGCACAAAACTATGCCGCAATATATGGACATTGTTTTTTAATATTAGACAAACCAGCAATTCAAACAAACACTAAAGCAGAAGAATTACAACAAGAAATTAGACCATATGTATCTATGGTTACACCTGAAAATGTATTAGATTGGAATTTTGAAAGACAAATTAATGGTAAGTATGAACTTAACTATTTAAAAATAAGAGAAGAAGTAGATAAATCTGGTGGCTCATATATGCGATTGTGGTATCCTGATAGAGTAGATACTATTTATGTTGAAGATGTAGGAACAGAGCCAACAATAATAGATACTGCCACTAATCAGATTGGCAAAATACCAGCAGTTATTTTATACAATGCTAAGTCACACAAACGAGGCATTGGTCAATCTGACCTTGTAGATATAGCTGATTTACAAAAAGCAATTTATAACGAATATTCAGAAATTGAACAATTGATAAGATTAACAAACCACCCATCATTAGTTAAAACAAATGGTGTTAATGCTAGTGCTGGTGCTGGAGCAGTTATTGAAATGCCTGATGAAATGGAGCCAAACTTAAAACCATATTTGTTACAACCATCAGGACAAAATTTAACTGCAATAATGGACTCAATTTCTAAAAAAGTAGAATCAATAAATAGGATTGCACACACAGGAGCAGTTAGAACAACTAAAACACAAGTCTCATCAGGTATTGCTTTACAAACAGAATTTGAATTACTTAATGCAAGACTATCTGAAAAAGCAGACAACTTACAATTAGCAGAAGAACAACTATTTAAGATATACGCAAATTACCAAAATACAACATTTGATGGTGAGATAAATTATCCTGACTCATTTAACATTAGAGATTATGCTAGTGATTTAGTTTTCTTTCAACAAGCAAAATCAATTAATGTACCATCTAACACTTTAAACAAAGAAATTGACAAAGAAATTGCAAGAGCAGTAGTAGATGATGATGAAAAACTAACACAAATATTTGATGAAATAGATTCAAATGCAGAAACAGGACAATTTACTCAAGACGAGC